GTGAGGACGAAATTGAAGTAAGCACGGAGAGCAACGTCCTCCTGGTCAGGTCTAAGGCGGCGAAGAACAAAGGTGAGGAGGAGTACATGCACCGAGGGGTAGCCACCCGTACCTTCGCCAGAGGTTTCAATCTGTCTGATGATGTGGAAGTCGGCACAGTCAGTTTCAAAAATGGTATGCTCATGGTAGAATTACGAAAGATCATCCCAGACCATCAGAAACTGAAAGTTTATGAAATCAATTCTGAAAGTCCTGAGTCACCCAGTGACTCAATTTAACTTGATCTTAGTCGGTACGTTATGTCTCATTCAAGGGATTCACCTTCATGGACACTATATGATGGATGTAGATGTTGATAGTTATGTCACCTCGTTCTGTCGAAAGAATATGAAGACCTGTGAAAGGATAGTTAACCGAGACTGATATATAGTACACAAGTAAAGAGACCCCCCTGGGTCTCTTTTTATTTGGAGGGATCCATGAACATGTATGTAAATCTGTGTCCACCATACACAGAGAAAAGTGAGACACTAACGCTAGACATTCCACCCGAAGAGATGGATATGTTTATGCAGTATGTCCACATCCTCGCAGACGAAAAGAACGTCAGCGCACGGCGTGCATTCACCGACATGGTGAAGTACACTTATGAACACCTAATGAACAAAGATTATGAGCGTAAGAATCGTAAGAATGCAAAACGGCGAGGACGTAATCGCTGATGTCTATGAGATGCGAGAGGGTAAGGATGGTCCTCCACTCGCATACAAACTCGATCGCCCTTATACTTTCGTGATTCAGAGACCTCAGAGTCTGTTTGAAGAACCTTCGTATACTGACGAACCAACTACTCTGGATCAGTTGGATGTGGAATTTGAAGCATTCGTTCCTTTCTCTAAGGAACCTCATGTATTCCTTCCTATACAATCTGTCTCCTTTATATACTCCCCCATCGATTCGATGGCAGACCAGTACCAAGAACTAACCGCGAACCATGCTGAAATTGATGTTGTTGAAGAACGATCCGAGTCTGTACCTGATGGGGAAGATGACGGAACTGGACGAGGAACCGTCGATTCTGATTGAGGGTTGCTACCGAGTCCATGAACATGGAGAACTGACCAAGTTTCCCCTCCACACAGACCAGCGAGATTTGTTCTTGACTTCCGACCTCATCTTTACTATACTTGATCCGTCTGCCGACTTGGTAGACAAGTATAAATCGATGGTTAGTTGATGAAGTTTTACACAGACGTACTTCTGCTCGGTGACGATATCCTCTATCGGGGTTATGAGAACGGAGCACCTGTTCAGTACAGGGAAAAGTGTCGTCCTACGTTGTACTTCGTACCTAGGGATCAATCCAAGAGTTCCAAGTTCAAGACTCTTGATGGGCGCTATGCCCACCCCAAGCGTTTCGACGGCGCTAGGGAGGCTCGTTCGTTCATTGAACAATACGAGAAGGTTGAAGGTCTCGAAGTGCATGGATACGATAGGTATGTGTATCAATTCATCGCTGACAAGTTCCCCAAAGAGATTCTCTTTGAAATGGACAAGATGAAGATCTATACGATCGACATCGAAGTGGGATGTGACAACGGTTTCCCCTCTGTGGAAGCGTGTCAAGAGGAGATGCTTTGCATCACAATCAAGAATCTCAGCACCAAGGAAACTATCACTTGGGGCACCAGGGAATTTACACCAAAGGACACCGAATATCGTGTGTTCTGGACGGAAGTGGAGATGTTGGAGAACTTCCATTCTTGGTGGTGCGACAACACTCCTGACATCATCACGGGTTGGAACTGCAACCTGTATGACATTCCGTACATCTGTCGTCGATTGGAACGGGTGCTAGGGGAGAAGTGGAAGAAGTCCCTCTCCCCGTGGAACCGTGTGCTCGAACGTGAGATTGAGATTCATAACCGTAAGCATATCTCTTACGAGATCAATGGTGTCGCTATCCTCGATTACCTTGACCTGTACAAGAAGTTCACATACTCTGCACAGGAATCTTATCGACTCGATCACATTGCAAACGTCGAACTGGGTCAACAGAAGGTTGACCACAGTGAATATGAGAACTTCAAAGAGTTCTACACGAAGGATTGGCAGAAGTTTGTTGAGTACAACATCGTTGACGTGGAACTTGTTGACCGTTTGGAAGACAAGATGCGCCTCATCGAGTTGGCATTGACACTTGCCTATGACGCTAAGGTCAACCTGAGTGATGTGTACTCTCAGGTTCGCATGTGGGACACCTTGATCTATAACGATCTGAAAAAGCGTAACATCGTGGTGCCCCCGAAGATCAGCAGCAGCAAAAACGATCAGTATGCTGGTGCCTATGTCAAGGAACCTATCCCAGGAGGTTATGACTGGGTAGTTTCCTTTGACCTTAACTCCCTGTATCCTCACCTCATCATGCAGTACAACATCTCCCCAGAGACTCTGGTGGAGAGGCGTCACCCCACAGTGACTGTTGACAAACTGCTCTCTCGCGAGGTGAAGATTGACGGGGAGTTTGCCGTGTGTGCTAACGGTGCTCAGTATCGTAAGGACATCCACGGGTTCCTACCTGAAATGATGCAACGCATTTACGATGACCGAAAGATTTACAAGCGGAAGATGCTGGCCGCGAAACAGAGTCTTGAACATACCAAGGAAGCATCTGAGACCATGGCACTTCAAAAGGATGTGTCCCGATATAACAACATCCAAATGGCAAGAAAGATCCAACTCAACTCTGCCTATGGTGCCATTGGAAACCAATACTTCCGATATTACAACTTGGCGAATGCTGAGGCGATTACTCTCTCGGGTCAAGTCTCGATTCGTTGGATCGAAAACAAAATCAACGGATACCTAAATAAGATTTTGCAAACGGAGGAAGAGGATTATGTCATTGCATCTGACACTGACTCAATCTATCTTAATCTTGGACCTCTCGTTACTAAATTTCTTGGTGCTAAGTCTGGCAACAAAGCAGAAGTTGTGGGCGTACTTGACAAGATCTGTCAGGACAAGTTGGAACCATTTATCGAATCGGCATATCAGGAACTTGCGACGTACGTTTCTGCATATGATCAAAAGATGCAGATGAAGCGTGAGAACATTGCTGACCGTGGTATCTGGACTGCCAAGAAGCGATACATTCTCAATGTGTGGGACAGTGAGGGTGTGCGTTACGAGAAACCCAAGTTGAAGATCATGGGTATTGAAGCAGTAAAGTCCTCCACACCTGCTCCCTGCCGTGGTGCCATTAAAGAGGCACTTAAAGTTGTCATGAATGGCACCGAAGATGACATTCAAGGGTACATTGCTAGGTTCCGTCGTGAGTTTGAGAGTCTGCCCCTGGAAGACATTGCATTCCCCCGCAGTTGTAACAACCTGGGTAAGTTCTCTGACCCATCACGCATATATGCAAAAGGATGTCCTATGCATGTGCGTGGATCCTTGATGTACAACTACAACATAAAGAAGTTGAAACTGCAACACAAGTATCCAATGATTCAAGAAGGTGAGAAGATCAAGTTCATCTATCTTCGTACACCAAACAAGATTGGCGAGAACGTTATCTCGTTCTTCCAGACCCTGCCCAAGGAGTTTGACATCCATGGGTCGGTCAATTATGATGAACAATTCAACAAGAGTTTCCTGTCACCTGTCAAGGTTGTCCTTGACGCTATCGGGTGGTCACCTGAGAAACGTATCACATTGGAGTTTTTATTCGCATGAGTTTCCTTACAGACGTAGTAAAAGAGATTGGAAATGAGTACGCTGGCATTGTTAGCGAAGGGGTTGCTGCTGGCGACGTTGCATCTTTCGTTGATACTGGGTCTTACTTGTTCAATGCCGTGGTTAGTGGTTCCCTTTTTGGAGGGATTCCTTCCAACAAAGTTACTGCCCTGGCAGGAGAGAGCAGCACTGGGAAGACTTTCTTTGCTCTCTCTGTCGTTCGTAATTTCCTTAATAACAATCCTGATGCTGGATGCATTTATTTTGAATCTGAATCTGCCATTTCTAAGGACATGATTGAGTCCCGTGGCATCCCCTCTGATCGTATGATCATTGTGCCTGTGGTGACTGTGCAGGAGTTCCGTCAGCAAGCAATCAAGATTGTTGACAACTATCTAAAACAACCCAAGGAAGATCGCAAACCCCTGATGTTTGTGCTAGACTCTCTCGGTATGCTCTCTACCACCAAAGAGATTGAAGACTCTGAGGCAGGTAAAGAGACTCGTGATATGACCCGTGCTCAGGTTGTCAAGTCTATCTTCCGTGTGCTGACCTTGAAACTGGGTAAGGCAGACATCCCTCTGCTTGTCACCAACCACACCTATGACGTGGTGGGGTCCTATGTGCCAATGAAAGAAATGGGCGGTGGTAGTGGACTTAAATACGCTGCATCGACTATTGTGTATCTGTCCAAGAGCAAGGAGAAGGATGGTACTGAGGTAGTGGGCAACCTTATCAAGTGTGAGACCAAGAAGTCTCGCTTCACCAAAGAAAATTCCAAGATTCAGACGAGACTATTCTATGACGAACGCGGACTGGATAAGTATTACGGACTTCTGGAATTGGGTGAGAAGTACGGAGTATTCGCCAGGATCGGTACTCGCTGGAAGATTGGTGAATCTTCTGTTTTTGCTAAGTCTGTTCTCGCTGATCCCGAGAAATACTTCACGGAGGAAGTGATGGCACAACTTGAAGAAGCAGCACGTCAGGAGTTTAGTTATGGATCCTAATTTCTACATTAGAACATACGACAATGCTCTTGACGATAACCTGTGCAAGAACATTCTTGAACTGTGTAGAGACACTGACTTTGAGCGTTGGGAAAGGCAAGGTCGTCCACAGTTTAGTCAGTTCAATGTGACTGAGTATGCCCAGGACAACCTCTCTTCTGGATGGGCAAAGGTCCATAACCGATTGATTGAGGCAATCAAAGAAGTCTCCGAAAGATACATGACTGACACTAATTGTCGCGACAACTGGCCCTACGAGAATACCTTAGAGCAAGTTCGTATCAAAAAATATAGTGTATCCGAGGATGATCGTTTTGATCTCCATGCTGATGTTGGAAACCATGATAGTGCAAGGAGATTCCTGGCACTGTTCTTCTACCTCAATGATGTGGAGGAAGGTGGTGAGACTGAGTTCCCCGACAGGGACTTAAAGATCAAACCAGAACGAGGTAAGTGTTTACTATTCCCACCCACTTGGACTTACCCACACGCAGGACTTGTCCCTGTATCAAATGACAAGTATATTATCGGCACTTACCTACACTACGTTTAATGCAAAAGATCGAAGAGATTGTGTTGAGTAAACTGATCATTGAAGAGAACTATCTCAGATCAGTGTTACCTTTTCTTAAAGATGAATACTTCGACTACCGACCTCATCAAATTATATTCACACATATCAACGATTATGTGACTGAGTATAATGCACAACCCGAACCCACTGCTATCAAAATTGAGATAGAGAAACGTCGGGATCTAAGTGCTGACATTATCAAGGAGGTTGAAGAGTTCCTTGATAACAATATTGATCAGACACAATATAATGATGACTGGTTGATGGACACCACTGAGAAGTGGTGCAAAGAACGTGCGATTTATCTTGCTCTGATGGAGTCTATTAAGATTGCAGATGGGCAGGATAAGACTCGCACCAAAGATGCTATTCCGCATATCATGGCGGAGGCATTGGGTACATGTTTTGATGATACTGTTGGACACGATTACTTACTAGACGCCGATGACCGCTATGATTTTTACCACAAGAAAGAAGACAAAATCCCGTTCGATCTTGAATACTTCAACAAAATTACAAAAGGTGGTCTCCCTAGCAAGACTCTCAACATCGCTCTTGCTGGCACGGGCGTCGGGAAGTCTCTATTCATGTGCCATATGGCTAGTGCCTGCCTCTTGCAAGGGCGCAACGTACTCTACATTACACTTGAAATGGCAGAGGAAAAGATTGCTGAACGAATTGACGCCAACCTCCTGGACCTCCCAATCAAACAACTCTCAGATCCACTATTCACGAAAAACCAATTCAGATCCAAAGTCGATGCCCTAATAACAAAGACTCAGGGTCGTCTGGTGATCAAGGAGTATCCTACTGCTTCTGCTCATGTCAACCACTTCAAGTCTCTCTTGAATGAACTGAGCATGAAGCGTGGGTTTGCACCTGATATTATCTTTGTGGACTACCTGAACATCTGTGCCTCTTCTAGATACAAGAACGCTGTTGTCAACTCGTACACATATATCAAGTCTATTGCAGAAGAACTCAGGGGACTTGCATGTGAGCATGATGTCCCTATCGTGTCCGCTACACAAACCACTCGTTCTGGTTATGGTAACTCTGACGTAGAGATTACTGATACTAGCGAGTCATTTGGTCTTCCTGCTACTGCTGACCTCATGGTCGCCCTGATTTCTACCGAAGACTTGGAGAACATGGGTCAGATTATGGTCAAGCAGTTGAAGAATAGATACAACGATCCTACGATGAACAAGAGATTCATCATTGGTATTGACAGAGCAAAGATGAGACTGTATGATTGTGATCAGTCTGCCCAAGACAACCTGATTGACACGGGTAATGCTGATGATGAGATCATCGAACTGAAAACCAAAAGTAAATTTGATTCCTGGCAAGTATGACTAAGAAAAAGACCCCCGAAGCAACCAATTATCCTGGGCAACCCCCTGTGGATCCTGCTGCTGGTGTCAATGTAAATTTTGATCAGCAAGATGCAGCGTCAGCAGCAGCAGAGAAACTCTCCAATGCCGCCAAGGACTTGGAAGAGGAGATGAAGACCAAGTTGGATGACATGGAGGAAGATACTCCTAAGACTCCCGAAGAGTTTATCAACAAGAAAGGTTTCAATGCCTGGGTGACCGCTTCCAAAATCAAAGAGAAGGAAGAGGAGAAGAAGACTGAGAAGACTGATCCTGATCGCTTCCGTGTTGACCTTGATAAGTATCTGGAATTTGCTGACAAGACTTGCTCCAATCCTAGCAAGAAGCAAGACCAGTACATCGAGCGTCTGCGTGAACTGAAAGAGGAAGGATGTGACATTGCACGTCTGGATACTGCTGCCTCTGGCATCTGTGCCGAGGGTGGTGAGTTCATGGAGATCGTCAAGAAGTTGAAGTTCCAAGGCAAACCATGGAATGACGCCAACAAGGAGCACCTTGTCAAGGAATTGGGTGATGTTATGTGGTATGTTGCTCAGGCATGTCACGCTCTGGACGTGACCTTCGATCACGTTATCTACGTCAACTCTCTGAAACTTGCTGCTCGCTATGCTGATGGCAGTTTCTCTGTTCAAGAATCTGAAAATCGTAAGGTAGGTGACATCTGATGAAAATCCTAACAGTTGAAGACTATCAGAAAGCAGGTGAATCTTTCTGGCCAAAGTATTGGTACGTTGCCAAAGAACTTGGCGAGAATGCTAAACCTGAGGATGTCCTTAAAGTCATGGAAGCAGTGGGCACTGTTGCTCTACGATTCGCCCTAGAAGATAAGGGCGAACCTTTCGGATTCAATAAGAAAAAGAAAGAGGATGCTTAGTCTTTGGATCCACCTGAAAGCATTCTTCATGGTTGTCGTGCTGAACTGTGTTCAACCTGTCAACTGGAAGTATTGTTATAGGGTGGACCAGTGGTTAATTCCAGATCTCGTAGAGGGGTATGAGATCTGGACACAAAAGAAAACTCCCTATCAAAATGAGAAAGACTACCTAAATAGTCTCGACGATTAATGATCCACTGTGGCATCTAAAATCCAAGACGTTTGGGGGAGATATATCCCTGTATTTGCTGCTGGTCACGATGGCACAGTTAATAGAGCAACGCCTATTTACTCTTCTGAAACCAGCAACCAGAAGTTAGGCAATGTACCGAAAGATGCTGACGTTCACTACGTCGCAAAGAGACTGAGTAACCCTCCATCTAGAATGGAGGTTTTGTGGTATCCGAACAGTCGTGCTCAGGACCCCATACAGGGGTGGATAAGTATCTCTGCTGTTAAGAAACCTCAGGCAACTACCCGTGGCGTCCGAGTGTCAATGAAACCGCAGGACTTTCCTGGCATCGGTGGCACCAGAATGAGATATAGTGCATACCTCGCCAAGATTAGAGAGGTAGTCCGCGATAGAGATATACCAATTCCATTAAAGAACTATCTCATTCAACTGATTGACTACTGTGATAGTCATAGTGGAGCAGATAGAGCAGAATTGTTGCAAGCATATCAATTGTTTGCTAACAGTGATGCATTTGATAGTCTTAATAATATACAAAAAGATTTCAGTGAGTTGATAGCACCCATTTGCGTCCTTGAACATGGACAGAGAGAACTTGCAAGCATGGGTTTTGCTGAACTCAACAAGAGTAATGCAATAGTATTTGTGCCAACAGAGGGTAACTATCCTCTTGTTGACTTTATTATTTACGATGATGATGGTAGAGAGTATCCTTTCTCAGTGAAAGTGATGTCTTCTACTACTAACGTTATCAAACCTCAGGACTTGATGACATTTGTGGATGATAATCCATCAGATAGGTTCATTATGGAGTTCAAGCGGACGGTAGAGTATGAAGTCCTGAGACGCTTGGGGGACATCACCAAAGGTGTCGCTCAAACCCAGTACGAGACAATCAGATATCTGGCACAGACCCAGCCCTATCGGTCCCAGTTACCTGCTAATCTAAGTTCATTGATACCAGAGAACCCCACGCCTGAGAACTTCACAGATGCAACCATCGATGCGAACATGGCAACCTGGAACTCTATGTACGATCGTTGGATCAGAGGCAATCCAAGATTCCTCAGTGATCCAACCCTGACCGCTGGTCGCCTTGGTAAATACAATCAACTGTCCTATCTGATGGCAGTTGCTATTACCAAGATCAGTCAACTTGGCACCAATGGTCTCAACTATCTTGAACTTGTTAGAGACTTTCTTATGGCACAGGTCTCTTACTACAAGTTTAGGATCGGTCCCAACGGTCTACCTGAGTTCAAGATGGAGAACAAGTTCCACAATGATTTCACAACTGATACTAAGTTCGTTCTCAGAACAAAAGCATCCAAAGGTTCCCCACTAAACGATAGAATCGGCGTCCAACCATGAGCAAGAACACACACCTCGAACACCTCGAAGACGACATCTTTAACCAGGGGTACGCTGGTGCTCAGAATGCCCTGAACTTCCTTGAAGGACTCAAAGGTATGCTGACCACTGGTAGTGGTGGCGGTGACATGAAGGTCACTGTGAAGTGGGACGGTGCTCCTGCCATCATCTGTGGTGAAGATCCTCTGAATGGTTTCTTCTTTGTTGGTACGAAGTCTGTCTTCGCCAAGACTGAACCTAAGATCTGTTACAGTCACGATGATATTGACCAGTGGTATCAAGGAGAACTTGCTAACAAGTTGAAGATGGCGCTGGATCTTCTGTCTAAGTTGCCTATCAAGGGTGTGATCCAAGGTGACCTCCTATACACTGGTGCTCCTATGATCACTACCATGGGTGGCAAGCGTTGCTACAAGTTCAAACCCAACACCATTACATATTGTGTCGAAGCAGCGACCGAGATGGGCAAGAAGGTTGCAGCGTCTAAACTAGGTATTGTATTTCACACTAAGTATAGTGGACAAGACTTTGATTCCATGGCGGCATCTTTTGGTGTTGACGTTTCTGGTCTGCAAGGTAACTCTGATGTGGCAGTATTCTCCTCTGACTTCACTAACACCAACGGCATCGCAAACCTCAGCAGTGCTGAACTCAACCGATTGAACATGTCTCTGAGGACTGCCAAGCGTAACCTAGACTCGTCTAGGAACTTCCTGAACCAGATCGGTGGCAAACTGACTGGCATGGAACCTGCTGCACTCTTTAAGATTTACTTCAACCAGAAGATCAAGGAAGGGAAGATCCCCTCTTCTAGCATCCAGATGCTGAACGAGTTCAAGGTGTTCGTTGAGTCTCGCTATGCCCTCAAAGAGGCAGGTGTGAAGACACCCAAGGCAAAGGAGAAGTGGAATGATAAGAAGCAGGAGGCAATCAAATACCTAAATAGTAATAAGTCTGAGATCTATCGGGCGCTTTCGGGGTTCAAGAACCTCATCACAGCGAAAGAACAGATCATCAATCGCCTCAAAAAAATTGAGGGGGTTGGTACATTCCTAGAAGATGAGACGGGTTACAAAGTCACGAGTCCAGAAGGATTTGTGGCCATCAAGGATGGCACTGCTGTCAAACTTGTTGATAGACTTGAATTCTCTCGGGCAAACTTCACCGTAGCAAAAGATTGGGGCAAATGAGATTTCGTCAGTTCATCATCGAAGCAGCCGCTGCTGCCAAAAAGGCAACTAGCAGTAAGAAGAAGAACGAAGTTGTAGACAAGCATGTTGCTATCACTTTCGGTAGGTTTAACCCTCCCCATGCTGGTCATGGCAAGTTGCTTGATGCTGTGAAGTCACACTCTGGGGACTCAGGCAACTATCGTATCTATCCCTCCCGCTCTCAGGATCACAAAAAGAATCCTCTGCACCCTGAGCAGAAGATCCAACATATGCGTGGTATGTTCAAGGACCATGCTGACAAAATTCAGAACTCTGAGCAGCATAGAAACATCTTCGATATTCTTCGTGACCTTCATGATGAAGGACATGAGCATGTGACTATGGTTGTTGGTGATGATCGTGTGAAAGAGTTTGAGAATCTAACTCAGAAGTATAATGGTAAGCACTATGACTTCAAGTCTATTAACATTAAGTCTGCTGGTGCTAGAAATAACGATAGTGATGATCCTATCGAAACCCTGTCTGCTTCCAAGATGCGATCCCATGCCCAGGGGGGTGACCACGACTCCTTCCATGCAGGAACTGGTGGATACAAGAAGTCCAAAGAGATGATGCAGCATGTCTTGGATGGTATGAAACCACCCGAGAAGAAGAAACCTGCTGCTAAGAAGAAAGAGAAGGCAGTCGCTGAGGGTACTGTGTGGGAGTATGCTCCTAAACTCGACTACGATGCCTTCCGTAACCACTATATGCTCGACCATATCTTCAAGGTCGGTGCCCTGGTGGAGCACGACGACAGTGGTCTGCGTGGTAACGTTGTGCATCGTGGCACTAACTATGTGATCTTTGAAATGCCTGATGGCACTGAGCACCGTGCCTGGTTGCAGCACATTTCAGAAGTGTGTGATCAAAGCAATCATTCTGCTGATGATGGTAGCGGTAACGATTGGAAGGTCGGAACTGATACATATAGAATGGCGGTTCAAAACATGACCCCTGGACAACAAGTCAAGAAGTTCAGTGAGTTCACAAAGAACCAAAAAACCATCAAGAATAAATAATACTATACTTTTCCCCTAGCCCTAGATCAATGTTGGATATTAAAGTAAGTGCTGCCCTACTGGGGTACACTCAGCAGGAACAGCGTACTATCCTTACTTGCGTAAAGGAAGGTACAAAGGCACCCACCACTCGTCTCCAAGAAGCAGTGGTAAAGGTATCAGAAATCATCGACACTCATGAGGAGGTCGTTGAGGGATATGCTGGGTTCCCAATTGATAAGGCATTGATCGACAAGAACAGGGCTGCGTTCAAAGATGATCGCAACATTGGTCGCGTAATTTCCCAGGGTGGTCAGTCAATGGTCATCACTGGTAAGAAGTCTGATGGTCGTTACTCGGTCGTAGGCAAGAAAGGGGAAAAGACTGCCAAGGCACCTGAGGACATCGGTCTCAACATGCAGCGTGAGCACATTGACATCGAAGATCTGCATCAGCAGATGGTCGAAGGTCTGAAACAGGCTCGCAAGAATGTCGGTGCTGATAAGTGCTGGGATGGTTACAAGGCAAAGGGAACCAAGATGAAGGGCGGTAAGGAAGTGCCCGATTGCCAGAAGGAAGAGAACATTGAAGAACTCTACAAAGGCAAGCATGGTCAGTCTGAGAAAGAGTATCAGGACAGTCGCTCTGACGGTGGCAAGATGATCTCTGGTGACAGCAAGCACAGTGGTGCTGCATACTCACACCGCTCCTTTAAGGGTGTCGGTAAACCTGCTAAGCCAGGTGAGCGTCAGAAGAACCAGGGCAAGATGGACAAAGGCACCCGTGCTGATATTGCATACCGTAAGGCAAACCTTACGAAGAAGGAAGAGTTTGAAGCATTCATTGAGGATATCATTCTTGACGAAGACTTCGATACATTCACCTTTGAAGAACTCCATGACATCTGTGTTGAGGCGCTGATCGAATTGGATGCTGAGGTTCTCACCGAAGCACTGGACATGATCGATGAGATCGATCTTCTGGTGGAACGTATGGATCCCAAAGAAATCCAACGTCGCAGAGATCAGGCAAAGGATCGTCTGTCAACTGGTGCTGCCATGAAGTCTGCTGCTAGCAAGGCAAAACCTGCTGAGCGTGATGCTGGTGCCGAAGCACGTAAGCGTCTGCAAAGCAAGTCGTCTGACTCTGGTAGTGGTCGTGGTGAGAAACTGAAAGCGGCATTGAAGTCCGCTGGCAAAGCAGTCGCCAAGGGCGCTGGTTATGCCGCTGGTGCCGCTGGTCGCGCAGCAAAGTCTGCCGCTTCCAACTTCAAGCAAGGATATGAGCGAGGTTCCCAGGGTAGCAACCCTGGTGGCACCCCCAAAGGTGGCGTAGAATCTCGTCCTGCTTCTTCCTCCTCTGGTGGTAGCAGCAGCGGTGGTGGAGACGCGAATCGCGTTCGTCTTCGCGATCGAATTAAGTCAGGAATCAAAAAGGTAGTCGGCGGCGCTGCTCGCTCTATCTCCCGTGGTGCTCGTAACGTAGCGAGGCGCATGGGTGAGGAGACTACATATTCCTGGCGTGCAGAATTAGGAATTTCCGAATGAAACCTGACACTAACAAAGAAGTCACGCAAACCAAAAAGAAAGGTAACGTGA